GATGTTTAAGGCTTCATTTGCAATATCGACAACTGATGGCATTGAATTCTCCTAATTAAAAGGACGGCCCCCGAAGGAGCCGCCCAAGATCTTTAATCTACAACGTAGAGCATTTGCAGTTCGACAGTTCCAGTGCCAGCTGCTCCACCCATTGTCACACTTACTGTGTAACCATCACCATCAGCATCTATTACGGTGTTTCTGCCTAATGCAGAAGTAGCCGCAACCGCTACTGTTGTGATTGATGTTGAAGCTGCCGCAGCGAAAAATTCGTCTGCATCAAGTGCAACTGTTGTACCATCGGCATTCTTATATGCCGCATGACCTACCGCCAAAGTCGTTGACGATCCCATCGCGTCATGTGTCAAAGTTCCTTCAAGGATTCTCGCCCCGTTAGGAAGAGTGAACATATTGATGACATCACCAGACGCAAGAGAAGAAGCCTCGTATAGCGCGTATGCAATACGAACTCTACCGCCCTTTTCGTTTGGCTTGATCTTTTCAGTAGGATCATTCTGGTTATGCTTAGTCTGTTGAACAGAATATACTGTAGCCATTTTTCAATCCTCCTACTATTCGTTGCAAGCAATTTGAACTACTTTTGCTTCTTCCATTCGGGTAGCACCGAATGAAGCGCAGTAGTACACTTGCGTTGCGTATGATTTATCAGGACGAACATCGATACTAGCAGTTGGTTCCTTGCCCATTGCTAACTTCATTCCATCGTCTGCCCAAGCATAGCATAGTCTGCTAGTGCCATCGTCTGTCAAACGGTTTGATGTTATGAACTTAAAACCGACAAATGTGTCGATATCACCTTGTACGAGTGCCTTTCATACCAACTACGGTTTTCACCGCCTCTGTCGAGTTTGTGGTCTGGACTTTCTCTTTACCCTCATCTGAATGTTAGGGTATCAGCCGTCAAGTCTCTACACCTTCCTATTTCTAGGCTTGGCTCGGGATTAGCATTTTAAAGCCTTCCCCGAATTTGACTGAGTTTCATCTAAGTGTTTCCACCTAGATAGGCAAAGTATTTACCGAGTTATAATCCGCACTTGTAACAGTTGTGATGTTAAGTAGATCTTCCATCTGCTCTGGAGATACAACGATATACCTCTTGATTGATGGATCTACATTGCCCTCATCTAGGATCTTTTTGGCACTAACCAATTTTGCAACGGTTAGACCTCCAGAACCATGCGCGATCTTCTGCGCGGCTGGAAGAGCAGTTGATGTTGAACCAGCGGATCCAGTTTTAGCTGAACCACCCAAAGCCGCTATGATGACATCATCCATCTTTCGCCCTATAGCCGCAGCTGCTGCTTTGGCATAAGTCGATGTAGGATCAATCAACATACGGATTTTGTCCTGATCGTCTATAAGATCAGCATACTCATAGTCTGCTAATGTTACCATTCTCACTTATGTTCGCCTTAGTTCGCTAGACTAAGACCGTCTTTCGACTGCTTTATGTCACCATAAAGGTCAGATCATATCACCATCCACATGGGATGCTCTCTGCTTCGAGCCGCTTGGCTCTACTCCAATTCCTTGGATGATCGTTGCACCTTCCTATTTCTAGGCTTGGCTCAGAGTTATCTCAGTAAGACTTTCTCTGAATTCAAAGAGTTTTTCAAAATACCTTTCGATATTAGGCCGCTAAAAGGTAACGGGAATGGGGTGTATCCATTAGCGGAGTATCGCTGTTTCTTGTGGTTTTCTCTTCGGCAGCGGCAGAACCCACTTGCTCGAAGAATGCTTTGTCACCGTTGACAGTTTCAACATCCACCGCATTTCTCAAAAGACTTCCCATCTGTTGAGAGAGTAGCTGAACATTGGAACTATACTGATTAACAAAGGCAGTAGTAATTTGTGTACTCATCATACACTCCTTCATTATTTAAGTTAAGTTTTGATGGATTGTCCCTAGAAAGGGGTCACGATGATAAAAAAGTCGTAAGGCCTAAAAGGTTATCTTACTCTCCCATCAGTTCAAAAAGCTGCTGCGCCCTTTGAACGAAGGATTCATGTTGAGGGTGGGTCTTATCCCAGTATGGACTGTCCTTCGCTTGAAGTTCCGCAAGTTCGCGGTTTGCTTCAACGGGTGTCATAATCGCATCCTGGGCCTTACCCTCTACGTTGTCCTCTGCTATCCTTTCGGCTAGAGAGGCAAACATTCTTATTAATTGCGGATGGTCACCTACTTTTCGACCATCGGCAAGCTGAATATCCAGGACTTCGCTATCGGCAAAATATTCTGCCCCACGGTTAGCCTGCTGCATTTTTTGCTCAAATGCCTTACCCCATTCATTTCTTAATTCCATTTCGGAATCATGGCGCAAGTTTTCTGCATTTGTCGTATAGTTTTCGGAAGCCTCTGTGAGTTGACCATTAAGCATTTCAGCCATAGCCGTTGCCTGCTTTCCGTTCAATCCAGCCTTAAAGGCGGCTTCCCTAAATCTTTGACTGTCCTTGTCCTCAAAGGCCTTCGGCATTTCAATCTCATAGCCGTTGGCATCTGTCGGTCTTCCCAGCCTGGAATAGACCATATCCCAATCCTCTTCGGTAGCTGACTTGCCTGGTATCGGCACCTTGTCAGACCCAATGAGCCTTTGTGCGTGGACATAACTCTTTGCCAAACCACCAATATCCGAAAAGTTTTTCAGAGAAGGTTCTGCTCTTATGTCCTCTGGTAATGTATCAATAAAATTTACTGCTGGCGCAGCAGCCTCCTGAGATCCAGTTTCCTGGGTTGTCTCTGCTTCACTCATCTTTTACTCCTTTAATTGTTGAATTTCTGCCGTTGTTTTCTCTTCCATCATTCTTAATATCGTCAGAACAACGGATCGCTGACCCTCGCGGAATGAGGTGTCATTCGTATCGCCAGGCACAAATGTTGAGGAAAGCATATGGTTTCTGAGTTTTAAATCACGCAAAACGACCTTGCCTTCGTCAGTATTAAATAGCTGGCGGTATGTCTTCTTTAAATCGTCTAATTTCATTGTTGGTTAGCGGCTTGTTCAGCTTGTTGTAGAACTTTCATCATGGGGGCGGCCTGCTGCATATTCTGACCTTCGACCATCTGTTCTTGTTGTTGTGCCTGGATTGCTGCCTGCTGTTGTTGTTCCTCTCTTAATGCCGCGACTTCTTCTTCTGATTTTATAATTTTCGCAGGCATTCCAGTAACTTCTGCAATGTACTTAATCAAACCATCGGTGTCGATATAGTCACCAACGGGAGCCATTTCGCCCATCTGCATCATCACTTCGAGGCCTCTCATTGTGCTTTGAAGATCCGTTAGCTTCTGTGCTTTCGCAAGTGGAGAAACATACTCAATATCTATATTCTGGCCCTGGAGCATTTCGGGAGCCTCTGGTAATTCCTTATTTGCCAGCATCAATTCAAATGTCCTTGAGATAAGAGGTTGTAGAAGTTCTGCCTGGAGCCTTCCAAGAACTGGGCCTAGTAGCCGCATTCTTTCCTCGTTCTTTTGTAAAACCTCCGTAGCCGTCATTCTTGGGCCTTCCTGGGAAAGCAGCTGGTCTACATAGAAGGCTTCACGGATAGCATTCCGTCTTTGCTCTTCCATATTCAAACCCAATGGATTGTTTGCGCCAACCTGGAGAGGCTCTAATCTGTCTCTTGTTCCAGTACGATAGAAGTTTAATGCGCCAGGTGTTGTTCTTACTGGTAGAATAAACCCGTCATCTGGAACCATAAGTGGTGGATCTATCTGTTTTTGTGCCGCCCGAATGGTAACCTCGGACATCTTATTTAACATCTTGGTGTCAGGTAACGCATTCATGGCAGGGGATCTTCCCCAAATGCTGACACTATCCTTATTCATACGGGGTACGCAGAACGGCATAGAGTCAAAACCACTTTCGGAAAGAAGAACTTTCGTGTCTTCGTGGTAATATATAGAGGCAAACGGCTTGTCTTCTGCAAATCCACCTTTGGCATCTGCCCGTGGAAATACGACATGAACCACCTCATGTTCGGCATAGGGTTCGTTATCGCCATCCTTCTTTACTCTGTCGGGGGCATTTTTATCGCCAAACCTCTGTATGATCTGACGGGCCGTCATTTTAAATTTTCTGAAAACCGTATCGACCTTATCGTTCATGTTTTCGGAAATACATATTTCTGCAATGTGACGCGCTGAAAATCTTAACGATCTTTCTTCCTGGGCATATTCAATAAAGATAGAAGCAGTGCCAAACACCACCAGGTCATAATATAATTCGTGAATCTCTTGCTGAAAATTGGATCGCTGCAAAGACTTGTACATCTGGGAGGAGCAAGTCTCCAGCCATTCATTTGCTTCGTCATTACTCTGAAGATCACTATTCCTATATTGTAAGCTGAACCAGGGGGTGCTTGGACTTGTCAACATACCGTGCAGACTAGAGGCTAGAAGTTCCACGGAATGAAGTGCGGTACTGTCATAGATCAACTCAGTGCGCTTATCGCCCTGGGTTCTCCGCTTGGTAATATCGGCCTTACGGGGCAGCATATAATCTGCCAGCTCTTGCCAGTGTTTTTCCCAGTTGGATCGCTGAGACAGTAAACTCTTATATCTCTTGTCGAGTGCCGCGATTTGCGGCAATACCTTATCTGCCATTATACATCCCCATTAAGGATTTCTTTCTTTTGGATTTCTTCGGATCGCCACCCATCAATCGGCCTTTTCGCTTTTGCTCCATTCTCTCCAGAGGGTCTACATTCATGGCAAACCGCATTCCCTGAAGGGGTTGTGAGGATAATGCTCCCATCATCCCAGCGACATTTTTCTTGGAGCCGTACATTACGTTAACATCTGTGTTTGGTCTTCAGCTGCAAGAAGACCCTTCTTTTTCTTCTTATAGCTAGACATAAGTGTTGCCTTCGGCTTTATCGCACTATCATCTAGGTTTTTGTTTGCGACAACCGTTCCACCTTTGACATCGCCTTCCGTGCTGCTCGCACTCTCTTCATTATTTGTTTGACCCGTTTCTGGGGGTGTTGGTGGAGTAGGGACTGCGGCTTCTTCTTCTTCGGTGGTTTCTGCTGCATCGACAGTTTCTTTAACTAATGATTTCTTTTCTGGTTTAGGCGCACCAAAGTCTTGAGCCTTCCATGCCTCCTGATCTAAAGTTATCTTTCCATCTATAATGCGATGAAACTGCCCTAACTTTCTTCCTGGCTTGTAAACCAGTTCCCCAGCTGCCATTGAAGCCTTTTTGTCTACTTCCTTTCTTGGATCGGGTGCTTGAAATCTAAGATTGGTATCTCCAACCTTCACATTCTTTTCGATCTGGCCCACACCAAGTTTGCCCATAAGGCCGCCAGTTGGTGGCTTCTTGCCATCCCAATAGGTAGGCCCACCTATATCAAGTGACTTAAATATATCTGCCCATATAGACATCTCTTACTCCTATGCAGCGAAAGGGTTGTAGTGATTATCAGCCATCTGTTGTGGCGGTCTGTCACCAATTCTATTTTCACGAATACCTACCGCAAGATACCGAAAGGCATCGGAAGCATGACTAGACCAATCATG